AAATTAACATTACTTTGTTTAATCATCTTTATTTTAATTCAATTCAAGTTACAAACAATTTTTCACAAAATTATTTATATTACCTGAAACTGAGATTAAAATCACTTAAATCTTTATTTACTTGGCATCGTGGTCTAAAATCCACGAAAGTTATGGGAAAGAGTATCTTTATGATACAAAGTCTCATAATTGGTCGTTTTAATAAGTCATTGATAAAAGCTAATTTTGTTTTTATTTATAGAATAATTTTCCTTTGTAAGAAAAATGGTTTTGGGTATACTGCAAAATACTTGAAGGCATGTCATGTGATAACTGTGAGATTTATCTCAGGTTATACCGCTGACTTGTCTTCCGGAACTTTTGATCCTCGAGTTAGTTTAACTCGTGGAGGTCTACCTCGAATCATTCCTTCCTACTTAAGAAATCTACTTTATAATAAAAACGTATGATCAATACGGTGAATCCTCACAATTTTTAATCTATATAGGGTAATACCGTATCCCGGTAAGCTTAAATTGGAAACAATAACTAAGCCCTCCGAAGAGGATATTACTTTAAATTCAATTAAATTTTGTAAGGTATTTACTAAATCCCTGTTGCGACTCCCTCCTTTTGAATTTCAATTTCGACCGTTTGCTATCAAAAGCAAAGGATCTTTAGTTGATTCTGGAGGAAATTCGACGTCTGGACTGCTCTTATCTCTTATCGCTCTTCGATTTAATCCTAGTCTTTGAGAAAGTTTCAAATGATTCTTTACTTCTGATTTACCTAAAGCTCAATTTGAGCGACAAGTTTTTCATTATATCGAATTATTATCAAATTTTCTGCCTACTAATAGAACCAGAGGTTCTGACGCTTCTAATTTTTCATTAGTTCCGAAAGAAACTGACTTGTATTATTTAGGTAGACTGGCTTACAAAGAAGAACCTGGTAAGGTTAGAGTTTTTGCTATGGTAGATGTTTGGACGCAGTGGGTGTTAAATAGCCTTCATGAATATATTTTTAATATTTTAAAACATATACCTAATGACGGAACATTTGATCAAGATCAAGCTGTACTGTACCTTCAGAATTTGTTAAAAGATTCTAAATGTGCATTCAGTTATGATCTATCTGCTGCGACGGATCGTCTTCCCATATCAATACAAATTCATATTTTAAATAATATTGGAAAAGATTTAGGTAAACACTGGTCTAATCTTCTAGTCAATAGAGATTACTCAGTAAGACCTCATCCTTCCTTGAAGTTGTGTCCAAAAACTGTTCGTTATTCGACAGGACAGCCGATGGGAGCTTTAAGTTCATGAGCAATGTTAGCTCTAACTCATCATTATATAGTTCAATTAGCTGCTTCTAATGTTGGTTATACTGGTTGATTCTCTAAGTATGTATTACTAGGAGATGATATTGTTATAACAGATATTAAAGTGGCTAAAGAATATTATAGATTGATGACGTTAGAATTTGCAGTAGACATTAACTTAGCAAAATCGATTAAATCAACGCGTCAAATGGCTGAGTTTGCCAAAAGAATTGTTACACCTACTGACGATCTATCTGGATTATCTTTAAAAGAATTTAGCTCCTTATATTTAGGATGATCTAGTATCATCTCTATTATAAGAAAGTTAAATCCTTCTGAATACAATTTCAATAAATTCATCGGTAGAGGTAGCATTTCTGCTGGTAACTCACCTAGAAAGAAATTTATTCTGAGCAAACGGTTTATCGACTGATCTTTATATCGTATTGCTACCAACCCAACAGAATTGTTTAATCAACCTAAAATTATAGGAGGATTAAATTATTATGTCACGGGAGCAGTAATGCAATACAAAGATCAATTAATTAATCGTTTGAAAGATTGAGGATATTTTCAAAAGGTTGTTATGAAGCCGCTTTTTGCTTCAAACTCACCTGATAAAATTATCGGATATAACCATGAGAATACTTGGTTTAAATCTAATCTACAAGGATTCTTTAGTACTACTAACTGAACGTTTATTAAAATGTCTAGTTTAGTCTTACCAAACGAATTACGTAGATTTGGTTTACCAGGTATGCCTATGGATATACTAAATCTTTCTAGTTTAGAATATAGTCAATTACGTTTATTTAGTCTATGAGTGCTTCGTCGAATAGTTCCATACAAGACTTGACCGGATGATGTAAGGCCCGGATTCGAAGAACGCCTTGTTTATACTTCTCCTCCAAGCAGTAAATTTCCCTTTGGAAAATTTAAGGTTTGTTGGATAAAATGAACAGGCTTATTCGATCCTCGCTTTTATAATCTTTTCTTATCTCGGATGGATGGGCTCCTTTGAAGTATCTTCAAAGGATCTCCTCTCTGAGACGAGTTAGTATGGGGACGAAGACCAGGGTTTATGAAGGAAGTTCCCGTTAGGATCTCAATGTTCTCAAGTACTGAAGTTCGTTGGGCCGATAGCATTAGTAAAATAATGTTATGGCATGACAAACCAAGTTCTTGATTTTCATTGTCTGATCCTAATAAGAGTAACCCTAATAGTATTGATCATATCTTTAAAACGACATCTTCTGAAAGAAAATGGTATTTAATGAATTCTGACTTGGATGTATCAAAATGATTATATTCTTTTTTACTTATATCTAAAGATATTAGCAAAGCGGATATAAACAAAGCGTTATTACCAGGAAAGAATAGATGAGCGGAAGAGATCCGAAGAAGAGGCCGTCCATCTTAATTAATAAAATTTACCTAAGTATTTATATAAACTTTAAATAGCCATATACCATAAATGGTATATAGATCATGTAGGCTTATACTAAATTATAAGTTGTTAGATCTAGTGATTGAACCCTTGATATTCTAGTGCTTAGATAAAAGGCAAAGATGGACATAAAAGCGTTCAAGTTTATATATCTTATTGTAGACAGACATACACACCGTGAGGTGCATAATCCGTAGAAATAGATTTTAACTTTCATACTAAATTATGAATTTAAGGCGAGAAATGGAACACTGGGATATTCTAGTGCTTAGATAGCGGGAAAACATTTCAATAAAAGCTTAAAGCCCTATTTCAACGTGGTTTCCCCGGTCTATGAGAAACAGCAGTAAACCAGAGAATAGAAGATTAGTTTTAATAAAGGAATTAATCAATGGCGCTATTTTATATATTTCCACATATGTAAAATATAATATTAAGCGACAAAGTGTATCAATTATCTCAACTAAGAGTTTCTATATCTACTTAAAATCTTGATTAGCAATAATTAAGTGGGTTAGTAGATGAATTTGAC